CGCATGATCACCTTAACGAAGAGTTCGAGGAGGTGATGGTTGACTTCAACATCGTGGCGATTGAATATCACGACTTTGATGAATGGCCTACAGCGCCTCAATTGCTACAGCCTTACAACACTTGTGTACCATATAGCGGGTTTGGTTGGTATGAGATGAACGACTACACAACTTCTGTTGTATGGGATAGAACACAATACATGAACGTACATATTTTCCCTCAGTTCTGCGCAGGAATCCTGGGGTTTGCATGGCTGTCCTATACTCCAGCTAAGGACATGGAAGGCGTGTGGGTCAGGACGGATGTATTCGGTCGGTTTGGTGATCAGCTAATGATTCCCACGCGCATGGAAAACAAGACGTTGATCCATGAAGTAGGGCACTATGTTGGATTGCATCACGTATTTAACGGAGTTGATTATTGTGGGCAAGACTTAGGTCCGTGTGAGGAGACGGGAGACGGCGTATGCGACACACCTCCAACTAAGGTGAATTGGAGTTGTGAAAACCCTATATGCCCTCCAGGTCTGTACGATTACACTCCCAATAACCACATGGATTACTACGTTGATTCATGTAGGACGAATTTTACGTCTGGACAGATAGAGCGTGTGCATGCTATGCTTCCGATACTGCGCCCTGGAATTACAGACCCGCCAGAAGAGCCTGTATGCTACGGAGATATAAGCGGAGATCTTGCTGTGGGAATGAATGATTTACTACTTATGATGGAGCATTGGGGAGAGGTAGACTGGGAACAAGGCGACGTAAACGGTGACGGTTACTTTACGATTATAGACTTTCAGCAAGTCCTTATGAACTGGGGGACACTATGCCCAGGTGTAGAGATGGATCCATTCTACAGAGAGGAGCAGTTTAGATTGCCAAAACTAGAAAGGGGCCGAAGCCCCTTCCCGTTCAAGTAATACAGCTGGGATATCCAGCATTGATCTATACGCTTCATATCAAAAGTTGTATAGATGACACTCACAATTCTTCCTGCCACACTTGTAGCATCTGCCTTGACGGTCCATCTGCCTCATGTAGCGCTTCCATCCAAACCTGTACATGTACCAGTCGTGGATGTCTTCGATAAGCAGCTTTATCTTACTGGACATGCTCCTGTATCACAATCCATGATCTCAACCTCGTCCATATCAATCTGTTCAAGACTTGTGATCGGTGTTACATCTTTTCGCATCTCCAAGTAAGTGCCCTCGTCAATCTCCTCAAGCGGTGCCTGCTTAAATCCGTGCTCGTTATGCAGCAAGAAAGAAACAGACTTAACGTTCTTATAGTTGAGTGCTAACCACTCTTTAATCTGTTCAAGCTCTTCCTTACGGTAGTAGATAGTCACAGACACAGCGTTGTCTGACCACTCGGCTTGCAATCGCTTAATAACTTCGAGCTGGTCGATAGCCGTCATGTCCTGAGCAAACGTCGTGCCCTTCGGGAACTTACAAGGGAAGCTTACTACAATGGTAGACTTGTCTTCCGTGCCATCGAAGTTTAGCACGTACTCCACAGGGTACCCGTGCTTCCTGGCGGCATGTGCCAGACTGCTATCAGCTGACATGCGGATTCGTCTAATGTAGTATTCGCTGTATCCTGGGTGAGCCCCTGGTGTAACGCCAGCAAGTAGACTAAGCGTTCCAGAAGGCTTGACTGTTGTAAGTTTAATGGATGTTGGAAATCCTGCCAGTCTAGAGTATTCTCTGTCATATTCTCTTAAGTATTCGTAGCAGTCACTGAGCCAGGAACGCTGTTCATCTGTGGCCTGAAGGTATCCTGTGACCCCAATGCCCATTCGCATGTTCTTGTGTACGATATCCTCGGTTTCTTGGATAGCGCACTTAATTGCTAAGCTGTGCTTGTTTATTCTGTAAAGGTAGCGAGCCACCTTTATTAACTCTTCGTAGTGCTCAATATTCGGAAGATAAATCTCCGCAAGACAGCACGTCTCGTAGTTAGCAAGTGACTGCTCAGCACATGGGTTGAATCCCTGTACGTCAGGATCTGGGTACTCCACCTCGAAGGTACGACCCATGCGACGCGATGCATCCAGATTAATGAGTCCATACGGCTCTCCATTGCCTTTATATCCTTCCCAGAATTCATCTGGCAACTGAGACATATCAGAACAGACTACAGAGTTGTTGGACATGGCTCTCCAGTTAGGGATACCACCCAGGTCCCATCGCTTAGCCTGCAAGTATTCGATATCGTCGCAGTCACCTAATGCAATCTGCGCTGATCGACGGACGTTACCTGCAACTACAATCTTGCCAATAATGTTCATAATGTCCAGACAATCAACGGGTTGGAGGCGTTTACCTGAAGCTTTATTTAGGATGCTGTTGATCTCTCCCATACCCCAAACTAAATCATCTGGTCCAGAAGCTGTACCTCCGAAACCTTTGATTGGCGATCCTTTAGATCGGATAAGATGCGTAGCGTAAGTAAAGTCCTCGCCTGTAACAAACGAAGCTTCTAGCACACGGCGCAACAACTCTACCCAACCTTCACGGCTATCAGGGACAATGAAGTCTGCGTCATTGACGTCCTTGCGAACTACACGCACTCGATTCTTCACCTTTGGTAGTTGGTATACGTTCTCTCGCTGAATGTTGTATCCTACTCCGCTACCAAGCATAAGCATTTCGAATGCCCATGTAAATGGTCGAATAGGATCGTCTACTACGACAAACGCACAATTTTGCAGAGAAGGCAACCCTAGATTATCGACGGTCTTTGTACCTAATTGCCAGAGGAACCTACCAGCAACGGTACCTTTTAACTCCATCATAATCTTCTTAAGTTCCCCCTCCTCAAACTGAGTGAAGCCTACTTTGAGTTGGTCACGACACGCATCGACTACTCGGTCAACAGTGTCTTCCCACTCCTCGGTTTTACCGTTTTCTAGTGCTCTGGAATAGGTACGCTTATAGACGGCGTACCCTACCTCGCCCCATGGGACAAGTGAAGGATCATACATAATAATTGGTTTTAAAAATTAAAAAAGCGGACGACTAAGATAGTCAAAAGTCCTTAAAGTACTCCCATACTCGATACGATTTTAAAGACTTGAGGTCCAGCAAATTAAGCTTTGTTATCACGTCTTTTCTTCCGTCACGAGTGTATTTTTTCTTGTATGCGTCTTTCTTATTCTTGACGAATACATCTTCTACGTTTTTTTCGCAGTAGTCTCTGAGTTCAATTCTATCGACTATGCTAAACCCTCCTTCTTCAGGCATGTCGAAAGCGATGATTGCAGCGCCTCCATACATCCACCCTGGGTTGCCAGCCACGTTCTTGAACTCACACCAGATCTCGTAAGGGAGGTTATTTCCCTTAACGTCTACACCCCATCTACCTTTGCCTTCGTAAGACAGCCAGTAGTCAATGTGTAGGTGCATGTCGTCTTTGCGTGAGCCTTTCACGACCTGAAGCTTTTTAGCTTCAGCGCACATAACGAATCTGACTTCAGCTGCTCTCCCCGTCGCCGAAGAATATGTCCGTCTGTTCTGACTGATCATGGTTGGCTTCTTGGTGTTGGTACGAAGCCTCCTTAATAAAGTCGAGTTCGTGATTCAAAATTACCCTTACAGCCGATACCATGTTAGACACGAGTCCACTGCTTGTACACGGATCCCCTATTTCGCCGTGTAAATCCTCGTAAAGCTTCGTGATTTCATTATGCAAGCGCAAACACGCTATGCTGTAGCTCTCACTAAGCTGTTCTTTTGTTAGATCCTTTTTTGCCATATCCTAGTTCTTTTAGTTTCTCAATTGCTTGCTCCACCTGCGCTCTGTTTTTGCAGATGAATAGAGCTGGGACTGGTTCTCCAGAGTCTATCAAGTGACGTAGGAACAGCTTCCAGCGCATCGGAAAATCGTGATGCGAAGGAGTGTACCCTTTGGTTTCGATAACCCATTCTCCGTTTGGTCCTACGAAGTCTGGGGTGTATTTGATGGGAAGGACCGTCGAGCCAGAGCGGTCCGACAGGTCTTTCCTCTTAGAGGTCATCTTTAGGTAAGTACCTGGATACTTGAATTTATCCAGGAGCATGTACTCATGAGTTTCGTAGGTAAAACTTAGCCCCGATTCAGCTAGCAAATCAGCGCATGTTTTTTCTAGTCCGCTTTTGTATTTACCTAAATTTCGTTTCTTAGCTGACTTCTTCTTAGGAGTCCCTTTTGTTTTTCGCTTCACTAAAGCAAAGGTACAGCCTATTTTTCTAAAAACGAATGGTTAAAGTCAAATATTAATTCATCTTGTTTATTATTCTGTAAATCAACGGCTTCGAACAGAAGGTTTTGCTTGGGCCATACCCTAAATCCAGTGCGAGATGTATTCATCTCTAACCTGATTGGTTCGTCTAGTCCAGTGGGCTGGCCTCCCGTCTCTATGTCACGTACTTTTCGAACGTGAAACTCAGTGATTCTGCGCTGAGAGTGGTCAGGGTGCTGAACCTTTCGATGGATTGTAACGAAGCAGTCGGCTCGATTAACAAATTTGCCTCCACCTTCGGTGTCTTCTGCATACGGAGCTGTAGGTAATCCATCGTCTCCTTTGCGTCGTTGTGCCTCACTGAAGGCGTGCATATTGAGCCAAACTGCTACGTTGTTCGCCGTAGAGAACGTAAGGAACTCAGATGCAGCTTCGTAGTGATACTCGTGGCTACTCTTGTTTGTGGTGCCCATATCAAGCTTTAGGCTGTTGTAAGGATCTACAAAAACAGCGTCCACTTCTTGTTGGCGAAGAATCTTCTCAAGGAACACGATAATGTCTCCGTAACTGTACACCTGTTTGTTGCTAATGACCGTGAAGTGCTCGCTTACCCATTCATATGCCTTCTTGCGCTCCATATGGTTCATAGAAGTTACATTCTTGTTCATGGCAAACTGAATGAGAGTCTTCTTCAGAGCAGCTGTTCGATTCTCAGAGGAGTATACCACCCATTTCCATCCGTGACGAATAGCAGCGTTGACCATGAGGTACAGCACCATAGTAGTTTTACCTACGTTACTATGACCATTGATAATAGTGAACTCTTTCTTATACCGAAAGAACTCGTCCATATTGGAGTCGCCTGTGTTTAAGCCTACCTCTATGTTTCCATTAGCGTAGTCGTCAATCCATCGGAAGTCCTCGTCATCTGAGGATATGAATGACATATCTCCATCGTTGATAGCCATCTCACGACGCATCTTGTTCTCTTCGTCCATGGTCTCATGGATGGGGCGTAACTTGCCGTGCTCGATGCCGTCCTTGATAGTGCGAAGCGTTTGCACTTCGTCGTCTATATCACGCTTCATTATTTCCCTCGTAAGGATCCGAATAGCTTCGTCCTCTTCCGCTCTCCCAGCAGCTATCAAGCCTCCGCAAAACTTAGCAGCTCGCAATAGAGTGTTGTGCTTATCGCCGTCGTCGCACAATCTAATAAGACGTGAAGCGATATTCATTTTTTGGTAATCTGTGTAGACTCCTGCTTTGGATACAGCTACCTGAGACTCCGATTTCTCGGTTGCCATAGCTCCGAATACGGCGGAATCTTCGTTGACCACAATCTCTGGGTCATAAGATTCAAAACATGCGCGTGACTCGTTGATTCCTGATTCGTCTACTTCAAGATCGTACTGCTTGTGAAAGTACGTGCGTAGCGCACGGAAGTGGTCTCGGTGGCGTTCAGGATTACTTACCTTAACAAGCGCCTTAAGTCCGTCGCCACTCGGAGATACCCAGCAGCTATAGACATAAGGATCCGTGGATAGAATCGCCTTGGATGAAGCAACATCAACGTGATCGAAGTCGAGTACAATGAATTGGCTGTGACGCGCAAGAGCCTCGTCGTTACGTGCTTCAAATTCCCCTGAGAAGAGGACGATAGGTAGGGTTTTCTTAAACTCTTTGCTTCCATTGCGAATTGTTTCAACCTTGATGGCAGAGTCTCCGTTTTTTATTCTTTTTAAAGCTTTCGCTATCGGCATGTGATAAGCCTCCTTCGAGTACAGAGTCTCGAACATTGTTACTCTCATAGTGATATTCGATTAATAAGTTTAAATAATGAATTGCTTTTTGAATGTCTTCTATTCCATTCTTGTGGTTGTGCCTGCATACGTACTTGATTACGTTTCCTTCAATGAACGGTATATCGTTAGCCACAATAAATTCAGTCGGCTGAATCTTCATACGCTTGTAGTGCTCACCACCTATCTGTTTATCGCTGTGTTTTTTTGACATCTACAGTTGTTCCTATTTGTTTGATGGTCTCGACCTTATTGATAATAATCGTTCGTTGCTTTGCTTTTGGGGTAAGCAACTCTTGATCGAGCCTGTACATAGTGTGCTCGTCATACTTCATGATGTCCTGTGGGTTATCATACGTGCTGACGATCCATACAGCCCTGGTCTGCGGGTTTTTATTCTTAATGAACGTAGCCGTGCCAGTCATGTAGTAGATTGGTTTGCCCATGACGCAAAGATAAAGGGAAAGAAAAGGGGTGGAGCCGAAGCCCACACCCCCTCGCTAACCTGTAAACCATATACTAGAACGGGACAGTCTCGCTATCCTGCGTCTTAGCCGATTCATTTCGACGCTCTTGCGCCGCTTCGCTGTTCGGATCCCACACGCTTAAGCATGCTTTGCCGTTCTTCGACATGAAGAGACGGAATCGAACGTTACCTCCTTGACCGTTAGCATCACGGGATGTGGTGTACTGGTCAATGCAGTCTTTCAACTCGTTGTCTTTGAGGCGGAAGCTCCACCCCATCAACTCGCCGTTGTCATTGTAGCTAGGCTCGTCTGCCCAACCTACGAGAACACTCTCGTACTTTTTGTTTTGATCACTCATAATATAAATGAATTAAGGATTAAAATAAATGCGTTTAAGAATAGAGCCCAGATTAATAAAGCTGAGGCTCCTTTGATTAATGTTTTAAAATGTTTAAACTTCATAGAGTAAGTAGTCTGTTTCTGGGTTTTGACCGTCCTCAAGGAACTTCCTGATTCGGTTAACACCCTCGTTAAACTTCATCTCTCCAGTGAACAGAGTTTCCTCAGAGCACTTAACGAGAGCGGGAAGATACGGATAAGTTTTCTCCTGTACAACCCAATAGAAATCTTTTATGCCAAATACTTTCGTGTAGATGTAGGCTTGAATGTCGTATGAGAAGTCGCGCACTGCATACCGAAACTTCTCGGCGCTACGCGCAGACTTACTGTCGCTGATGAACCCGTCACCAAGGCAGTCAAGGAACCCTTTGACCTGAACTCCGTTCAGCTCTTCGAGGAACCCTACCTGATAGTCGCCAGCAAGATACGTATCCAACAGCCCACATGTTGCCAGTCGGTCAATCATATCGTTAGCCATCTGCCAATCGGCGTGCGATACGATAGTCTTGCCTTCTTCGAGAGCTTCAGTTTCCATGGCTGATACTATCGCCTTGTACTCCGAAGTCATAGACGGCTTCTTCATGTTGCGAGCCTTGTCGGATAGCCGAGCCATAACCTCAGATTCAGACAGTACGACATACTTTTCAAACGCAAGCTCACGCTCAAACAACAGCATATCGTACAAGGTACCGAAGTCAAGCGCATCGGATTCATACTTCAGTTCCCCTTTCATGTAGCGGTCGAACTGAGCCATATCCCCCAGCGCTTGCTTAAGGGATGAGTAAGATAAGTGTGACTTACCGTACCGCTCTTGTAGTTTTTCAGATATAGTCATCTTCGTAAATTGAATTTCCTTCTTGGTCTACGTAGTCGTAAGTGTCTATCTCAGCCCAGGCAGTTGGTTCTCCAGGTGTGAGCCAAAACCCTTGACCTTTCATGTTTATGTGGTATTCAGCTATGTCGATATCACCCATGAAGTCTTTGTGCTTGATGAAGAACAACCCTGCAAATTCAGGGTTGCCCTCCGTTACCCAATGCTTGCGCATCTTTGATCTCAAGCAGTGAGCTCTGTATTGAGTCCACGCTTTAGGGTTTGTTAGCCTACGATCTAGCACTTTGTACTTAGCCATGATGTTCTCGAAAGCTTTCTTCTTGTTTGTCTGCGACTTGATGTAAGCGACAGCCTTGTCCATAATGTTTACGGGCGGCTCGGTATCGAAGACCTCTTGAACCTTCTTAATCTTTGCGGAGTTGTCGCTGTCTTCTTGCTTTGCGATTGCGTCTTGGACTTCATTAGCTGACGCAATAGACGTGTCGATTCCGATTCCAAGCATAGCAAGAGCTCGCCCGATTGCTGATGTTTCGCAATTCTCAACGTAGCTGGTCTTGTTGATGTTGGATGAACCTTGCACCTCGTGTGCATGTCCAGTGGCAATAACACGTCCAGTAGCATCTGCGATGGTTGTTTTACATACGCACTGCTCTGAGTCAAGTACGGTGAATTCGGACATGATTGTCCAGTCTTTGTATTGATCTTCCTGACGGAAGAACTTGATACGTTCGTTAACTTCGACATACTGCTTACCCCGAATGTTGGTTGTTTTGAATTTGTAATTACTCATTGTAATAAAGGATTTGAATTTTCAATTAGATTTCTTTCTAGTCGTTTTAGTCTGTTTATTTCTAGCCTGACGGTCTTAAGCTTTGCTTGACGTGATTTGTACCTGAGTGTCTTGCAGTGCTTCTTTGCGATCTCAAACATTTTCGCATAGCCCTTCCAATACACCATGTTAGCATCGTGCTTCTTGCAGTGATGCACTACGCTAGAGTGGTCCATATCGAACAGCTTACCGATAGCTGTGGTCGTAGTGTATTGGCGTAATGCCACCATCACGGCGGCTCGTGCTTGGACTTGTTCTTTCATTCTTGTTCTGCTGGGTGTTAATCCAAGCTCTAAATAGTATCCCGCTAATAGGGACTTCATTTCTGAATTCATGCAAATGTAGGTTTTAATTGTGATTAATGCAAGGAAAAGAGAGACTTTGTTTCTCATAGCTTTCTAACAGGCTAGTTACGGGCTCTCCCCGCACACCATACGTCTCTCCCCTGTCAGCGTTCTGACAAATCCTTTTCGTATTTTTTTAGCCGTTCGTAAAATTTTACATAGAACATTGACGATAGCGGAACTAAGCATAAGCCCTCGAACATCTTGCCAGTTTCTGAGCCAAGGGTGTCTTTATTCCTGGTGTAACCTGACCACTCCTCTACTATTTGTGCAGCGAGTTCAGAGAACTGAGACAGATACGACGATACGTCGCTGTTTAGCCAGTTGTCTATGTCGTTTTCCAGTATGTCTTCGCATACATAACTGTATGCTAGCTCTAAAGGCGGGTTTCTAGGTTCACCTTTTTGGAAGGCTACAACTTCGGATATGTGTTTAATCGCTTCTTCGTTAGTCATTGGTTTTTAATTGATTATCTTTGGTTAAGAAAGGGAGACAGCCAATGCCTGCTGCCCCCCTCTCCGTGATCGTATTGCTGTCTTTCCAGCTGTCAGTCTTTAACATCCATAGCCGCATGACGGGGACTTACGCATGACGCACGGCTTTGCCCTGACTGTGTGATAACCATCATGACACACAGGGTTTGAATTCGGGTGGATGCTCGGTAACTCCTCCGACAAGAGCTGAGGTACAATAGCGTCATACGCCCCTGATGCTTTTAGTACGGCACAGCATCTACAATCTCAAGATTGTATTTCTTGCTGTAGTACTTGGCTGTTTCCCACGCCCATTCGAAGTCTGGCTCCCATTCATCAAGGACGACTTCGTTTGTGTCGTTGTCGATTACGAGTACGTTCATGCCGTCGTTCATTCCGAAGGCTTTGTGTACTATCTCGATTTCTACACGGCAGTCATCGTGGATGAGGTGTTCGTTTGGGTGTGCTTTCACTGCTTGTTTCCGTTTGTTAAAAACCATGATAAGTGTTTGTTAATCCAGTTGGCAGTCGCATCCAGTTGCACTTCCAACCACAATAAGAGTTCTGTCATCTGTAATAATTAATGGGAAGGTTTCTTCGTTAACTATGTTGTCGTTCTCGTCAATCCAATTAGGGTTGTTGCGTGGGTTGAATCGGACACGGTAATCACCGAAGTTTCCTTTCTGTTCCCACGGGTCTCCGAACGACAAGTCTTCACACTCCACCCAGGCACACACTGTCTTGCATGCACCGTCGTGGATTTTAGTTGATGTACCTAACTGCACACGCAACTTAGCATTGAACATGGCAAGTTGAACATCGTCAGGACTAATGTACTGTGTGCCTGTGTCGCTCTTGATTTGCCACTTCATAAAGTTTTCTCCTCTTGCGAGGTGGAATCGAATTTTATACATGCTTCTTGAATTTGTCTAAAGTAATTTTTTCTTGCTGTGCTGTGGATGTGTTGCGCCCAGTCATTGAAGTCCTTCGCGGGGGCTTCGTTCGCGCTTGATCGTATGCATATTGGTTTGCTCATTACGCTTCTTTCACGATTTCGAGTGCCCCCCAGAACAAACTGAACTTTGACATACGGGTTGAACTAGGTTTCACTTGCTTGGCTACTACGGTAGGAGCTGACGCTTTATTGGTGCTGACCTTGGACCGACTGCGAGGCTTGGGGTTTACGATACGGTCGACCGAGGACGGACTTACACCTACATGCTTGGCTATAAACCTGTGGGTTTCACCCTGCTTCTTGAGCTTTAATACCTTTGATTTCTGGGCTTCTGTGATTCTTCGTTGTTGATTTTTCATTTCAGTTGATTTAGTTTCTTGTTGTTCTGTTTCTTGTTGTTCTGTTTTTTCTAGTCCGAGTAAAGCTTCTCGGGTTGTACCTATAAGGTAGCAAACTTGATCGAGTGTAATTCCTTCTGTGCTGGCTATATGGTCTGCGGAGTTGCCCGCCATAAGCCGTCTGCGAACCTTTACACTTAGCTTTTCTTCTACTGGAGTGTATTTAAATTCTTTTTTCATTGTTATTTCATTTCATCGAATACGACCATGCTGTCCTCTTCGGACGGCGTATTACGCACGATGTTCTGTGCTTGTTCTTTCGAAAGGTTCTCCATGAGAACTGCTGGGCGCTTGTTCCAGTCGCGGAACACCCTGTATACTGCATACTTCATATGGCATTTAATTTAGATGTGTCA